CAACAAGGGAATCGTTGTTATTGCAAACGTCAACGTATCGCTTACGGCATGCGCGGGGAGGTGATACAATGTCTTACAGCGTGACAGCAAGCGAGCCGATTAAAATAAATCTTGCGCCCGCAACGCTGATAGAAGAAATATTGCAAAATCTTTCAATGATTTTGCAGACCATAAAGAAAACCGCGCCGCTGTATCGTGATTTTGGGCTTTCGGGCGGTTTTATTGATAAGCCGACGCCCGTTGCCGAATCCTTGCTTGTCGCGGAGATTTACGAAGCAATTGAACGGTATGAGCCGCGGGCGGAAATCGTGGGTATATCGTTTGAAAGGGACGAATCCACGGGGAAATTACATCCTTGCTTGGAGGTGGAAATAAATGCCGAATAAGAAATATCCCGACATAAGTTTTGTTGACACAAACACCGAAACGCTTGTCAACAACCTTATAATGTCATATGAAGCGTTTACGGGAAGAACATTATACCCCGCTGACCCCGCAAGGCTTTTTATATTATGGATTGCGGATATTATAATGCAAGAACGCATTATAATAAACGAATCTGCAAAGCAGAACGTTCCGCGTTATGCGCAAGGTGATTATTTGGATTCGCTTGCAGAGCTTTTCAAAGATACCGAGCGGCTACAAGCGCAACCCGCAACAACAACTTTGCGCTTTCATATTTCAGCGGTTCAGCCTTCCGCGCAAGTCGTTCCGCTTGGAACGCGTGCAACGATAAACGGGGAAATAATCTTTGAAACGACCGAAACAGCCACGATTCCGCCGGGTGAATTATATGCAGACGCGGCGGCGAAATGTATAACAACGGAAATCGACCCCGTGACGGGAAAAGAAATCACAATAGGCGCAAAGGGCAACGGATTTGTTGCGGGGCAGATTTCGCAGATTGTAGACCTTTTCCCATTCTATGAAGAGGTTGAAAATATCACAACTACGGACGGCGGCGCGGATAAGGAAACGGACGAAGCGTTTTATGAACGCTTGCGGGATAGTATGGAAGCATTTTCCACGGCGGGACCGTTCGGCGCATATGTATATTGGGCGAAAACCGCAAGCGCAAGAATTACAGACGTTAAGCCGACAAGCCCCGAACCGGGCGTTGTGGATATTCGGATATTGCTTGAAAACGGAGAAGTGCCGGACGACCAAATGCTTCAGCTTGTACTTGATACAGTCAACGCAGACAAGGTGCGCCCCTTTACTGATTATGTGCAAGTGTCCGCACCCGATATTGTCAATTACAATATCGACGTTACTTATTATATCCCCTCACAAAGCGAAAGCAGTACCGCCATTATTCAGCAGAACGTCAAGGCGGCGTTGGAGAATTTCAAAAAATGGCAGTCTGAAAAAATGGGGCGTGACATTAACCCGTCAAAATTAAGTGAAATGCTTATGAGCGCGGGAATAAAGCGCCTTGAAATAAGAGCGCCCGCGTTTACACAAATTGAGGACAATGCCGTTGCTATATTGAAAACCGAAAACGTTATATACGGGGGTGTAGAAGATGAATAACACCGTGTACAACGTGGATTTCACGCGTGCGTTACCTCAACCGCTGAAGAATGACAAATCAATGCTTGCTCTTGGGCGAGCGATAGCCGGAGAGCTTCAGCAGAATATACAGCTTGCGCGGCTTACGCTGATTTATCCGCACATTGACGAATTGGACGAAGCATTGCTTGATATTCTTGCGCGTGATTTGCACGTTGATTGGTATAATGACGATTACCCGATAGCGGCGAAACGCGCAATAATAAAAAGCAGTGTACAAATACATAAGCGCTTGGGGACAAAATATGCGGTTGTCAAGGCGCTTGGTGATTTATTCCCAAATTCGGAGGTGCAAGAGTGGTTCGAGTACGGCGGCACACATCACCATTTCCGAATTATATTAGACCTCACAAACGCAAAAGCCCCTTTGGATTTATTGCAGATAGTCAGCGCGGCAAAATTCTATAAGCGGCTTTCGGCGCATTTGGAGGAAGTTGTATATCAAATGTCCGCCGTTATAGAAATCCATACGGGAACAGCGTATTATAAATACAGCATAGCGCGAACCAACACTTACAGAGCGGGAACTCGCCCGCGGCGGAATACGGTGGGCGGCGTTTCGGGCGCAATGGTTGATATTTACGCCGATAGCATAAGCAGCACCCACGGATTCCCGCAAGTTGGCACAAAGCCCTATCGTTCAACGGTTGCGGAGCTTAACGCCGTATCAATCGCAGCGCAACCCGAAACACAAGCCTACAAAGATATTTCGGGTGTTACGGGGCGTTATTCGGCGGGTGAATCGCCGCACCGAAACACGGGCGGCGGAACGTCGAAAAGCTCCGTCGAGATTCGGGCGGGCGGGGATAATTACAGATTTGCAAGCGAGCAAAGCGGCAATGCCCCGGCACGAAGTACGGAATGGGTAAACGTTGACGAAAGCGTTTCCGTGCAGACCGAAACGGGGGAATATCTGTTTTTCTCCGAGCAAAGCGGCAACGTTCCCAAACGAAGCACAGAGTACACAACTTTTGACAACAGCGTTTCCGCCGAGGTTACGGCGGATTCGTTTTTGTATGCCGCCGATATAACGGCGCAAAACAACGCGGGCGAAAAGCCGCACACGAATTCAGCGGGGGAAACAGACGAAGGAGGCGTTACCCCCACAGTAACGGCGGAGGGATTTTCTTTCAGCGTTAAACGTTGCGGAACAAGCGTTGCAAAAAATAACAAGAAAGGGTGAAATCAATGCCGATTCTCACAAAAGCCGCAATTGAGGGCTACAGGGTGGACACGAACAGGAAAATTGCAAAAGCGCGTTATAAAATCGGAAACGTATATTATGACGCGCCGATTCACCGCCGCGAGCGTTTGCCGGACGGGCGCGTTGCGGTGTATTTCTCTATCACATCCGCTAAAAGCGGCAGCGTTACAATTACGGAAGTACAGCTTTTTGACACAAATAATGATTTGTGGGCTACAAAAACGGAAAAAATCGTTTTGAAAGGCGTACAAGAGGGCGTTTTGTACCGCTTTACATTTGATTTCAAGGAGGTGTAAATTATGTACAACAAAACATATTGGCGTGACCACGTTACGCAGTATGACAACCGATTCAGAGAGCAAAACAACTCGGACGGAACAATAAGTCATATTCCCGTTGAGGGTGAAGTGATTCAGGAGGGAACGCCGCAGAACGCAACGAATTTCAACAACATTGAAACGGGCATTTTTTCGGCGCACGAAACGGCGGCGGAGCTTGCGAGAGTTGCGCTTCAGCACGAACGCGAAATCACCGCGCTTGACGGTGAAACGGCGACAATCACGCTTAAAAACACAAGCGCATACCCGTTCAACAATTCCAAAAAGTCCGTATCACTGACAAAGACGCGTGATACGGGTGATTATACCGTTGACGCAAGCGTTGTAACGCCCGCGGACGGCGCGAGCGTTGGGCGAATCGTTGTCACCGATAAGCTGAAGAACGGATTTAAAATCGCCTATACGGGCGGAGCGGCAAGCGTTACGGTAAAGTATACGGTTCGGGGAGGTTCAATTTAAATGGCAAACGTACACATCAAGTCGGAGGAAAGACAGGCGCGGGAAGCATATGTGCTTGAAACGTTTGGACGCTCAAAGGGCGTAACAGTAACAAGCGCCGACAGAGAAGCGGCGGAGGTTATCGCCGCCCGCACGCGTGAAGCGTATCACGAATTAAAGGAAATGGAGGACAAACACAATGGCTAAAAAAACAATTATTGTTGTTGAGCAGAACGAGGGCGAGAAAATCCCCTTTTCCGTCAGCGGGAACAAGGTTACATTCGGAGATGATGAATTGACGATTAACCTTGAAAAGCTCGAACGTGACGACGAAAACCACATTGACATTTGCCGCGACAAGTACGGCAATTTGGTAACGGGTGTTATTCCCGGGCTTGCTGAAAGCTATGCGGCACAAATCGACATTCCGCCCCGCGATTATGACTATATCGCAGACGGCACGGACGAAAACGGCGAACCGAAGGAAATTTCTATGCCCTTACCGTTCGACATTGGCAGATGTAAATTAACGCTTTGGGCGTTGATATAAAATCAGGAGGTAAAACAGTATGACAAATTTTGATGATTTCAAACTTGCCGTTGAATCTTTGAGCGGCGGACACAACACGGTGTTGCTTGATGATTTGGGTATGCCGTCCGTTGTTGTTCCTTTTCCAAAGCTGAATTATTCGGACGTTTTTGAGGGCGGCGCACAAGAACCTTTGCCCGCGTTCGTGGTTGACGGGCAGGAAAAACAGGTTGTTTACATAAGCAAATATCTGAATGTGATTGTAAATGACCGCGCTTATTCACTCCCTATGAAAGAACCCGCTACAGATATTGACTTTGCCCGTGCGTTGACCGTGTGCCGCAATAAGGGAGCGGGTTGGCATTTAATCACAAATGCTATGTGGACAGCAATTGCCGCGTGGTGTAATAAGAACGGAACAATACCTCACGGTAATAATAACTATGGCGCGGATATAGGACACCCCCACGAAAAGGGCGTGCCTTCATCTCCTCTCGACAATGAGGGGAGAACACGCAGAACTGCAACAGGAAGCGGACCGTCAACGTGGTATCATAATTACGATATGTCGGGTATTGCAGACCTTAACGGCAACGTTTGGGAGTGGGTGAGCGGTTTGCGCCTTGAAAACGGAGAAATTCAGATTATCCCCTACGGAAACGCAATGAAGTTTGATTGCAATATGTCTGCAACGTCCACCGAGTGGAAAGCGATTAAAGCGGACGGCACATTTGTAACGCCCGGAGCGACTGACACATTAAAGTATGATTTGATTAACAACAAGTTGACAATTTCCACAACGACCACAGCACCACCATTAAATGGGGAAGTCACTAAGTTTAAAGAAATAGCAGTAGCAAGCGGCATAACCATTCCGCCGATTCTTAAAGCTCTTGGACTTTACTCCGACAGCCCGGGTTATGAGAATAACGGGATATTTATATTCAACACGAGTGCTCAACATAACGAACGGATTCCGTATCGCGGCGGTGGTTGGAATGGCGGCGCATCAGCGGGTGTTCTCTCAATCAATCTGAATGACACGCGTTTATTCCACTATGCGCACGTTGGTTTCCGTTCCGCTTTTTACGAATAAAAAATTAGACATACGAGCAAAGGAAGTGATTCTATGGAAAGCGCGGTAATAGTTGCTGTAATAGGCGTTTTCAACGTTGTTTTTACAACGGTTTTTCCCGTGGTTCGCGACAGGAAAAGAAGGAAGTCCACGGATACGCAGATTGTCGAGGACGGGTTACAATGCTTGTTACGAGCGGAAATTATACGCTCACACGACAAATACACATCAAGGCGATATTGCCCGATATACGCAAAAGAGAACCTAAAACGCGCGTATGACGCATACCGGGCATTGGGCGGAAATGATGTTGCGACAGACCTATATCACCAATGTATGGCATTGCCCGTTGACCCGCCGGACGAACCGCAAGAGTGATTTTCGGAGGTATAAAAATGACATTATATATCATTATAGCGCTTGTGGCGCTTGTTGTGGGCGGTGCGGCGGCGGTGCTTATACTGTTTTTGATTGCCAATTCGGGGAATAAGAAGCAGAGGAAGCAGAACACCACGCAAACGCTTAAAGCCCCGCGCAAGCTCGAATTTTCAAAAATCGTGCTTGTGCTTGTTCTGCTGACCTACTTTGTAGGCGTTTTTATCGGCGTGAAAATATCGTTGATTGACGTTTCACAGCTTGCCGCATTATTGGCATACATAGGAACGCCCACAGCCGCCGCAATCGGCTTCTACTGTTGGAAAGCAAAAGCGGAAAACATAGTCAAAATCAAAAAGGATAACCCCGAGGAAACACAGGGAATCCCGGTTGATTTAAACAGCATAGACCATACAAACATATAGGAGGTAAACCACTATGAGCAACAGCAGTTTAGTTGAATACACACAGTTTTCCCCGCATTGCAACAAGCCCCGCCGTGATAAGATTCGCAAAATCACGATTCACCACGCCGCGGGCAATGCGACATTGCAAGGATTCGGCGCGACATTTTGCGGAACGCGTGAGGTATCGGCGAATTACGCCGTTGATTCGCGCGGACGCATTGGAATGTACGTCGAGGAATGTAATAGGGCTTGGACTTCATCAAGCCCCGATAACGACCATCAGGCGATAACAATTGAGGTTGCCAACGACAGCGGCGAACCGAATTGGCACGTTAGCGACGTGGCGCTTGAAGCGACAATAAACCTTTGTGTTGACATATGCAAGCGCAACGGCATTGAAAGGTTGAATTTCACAGGCGACAAAAGCGGCAATTTGACAATGCACAAGTATTTTGCGGCTACGGGTTGCCCGGGACCGTATCTTTCAAGCAAATTCCCCTATATTGCAAGCGAGGTAAACAAACGGCTTGGAGCGGGCGCAAGCTCCGCCGTGACCTATGCGAAATTAAGTGAAGTTGTAGGAACGACAAACGCTTCCATTACCGCAGTTTTCAAGGAGAAGTGCGAACCGGGAAAGCCGTGGAAGTCAGGTTGGCACAACGGCGTTGACATAGCGGCGGGGGCAAATACTCCTATTTACGCGGCGGCGGACGGCGTTGTAATTAACGCCGATTCCGCGGCAAAGAATAATGACGGCTTCGGAAATCGCGTCCTTTTGCGCCACGCAGACGGCAAAGCGACCTTTTACGGGCATATGATAGCGCCCGCGCCTGTCAAAGCAGGGCAGACCGTCAAAAAGGGGCAGTTGATAGGCAATGTGGGAAGCACGGGACATTCAACGGGCGCACATCTGCATTTCACGCTTATTGACAATTACGATAAAAACCCCAATATTTATTACGGCGGTGATTTGCTTGACCCCGTGGCGGTTCTTGGACTTGGTACACTGAAATATAGCGGCGGAAATTCTGGGACCGTTACCACCGGGCAGAACGTCAACACTTCCGGCAATATCCGAATCGGCGATATTGTGCAGTTTAAGGGCGGAAGCGTTTATATAAGCTCTACGCCGAAAAATGCAACCGT